CCCCGCTAAATTTAGTTAACTCTTTTAAAATTTCTTTAAAGGATGATGATACTGAGTTTAAACCAGAAGCTGGCATAATAGCAGCCGCAGCTCCAGTGATGGAAATGGCTGCGACTACTGCGTTAGGAGCATTAGCGACAAAGACAGCCACTAGTGTGGTATCCGTCATAGGAGACTTTTATGATGGCGCTCGCAAGAAGGTAAGGAAATGGTTGGGATTGCACAATCCCAATGTCCCGGTGGTAGAAAATCGTGTGTTAGTTTCTGAAATGAATTTTAAACATCAAGTTGACGTACCTCAAAGGTTTGAAAAGTTGGATCCGTATGCTAAGGTTGACAGAATAGTGAAAGGGCCGATTTACAACACTACTATTGATGAAATGGACGTTACGAATATTTTGTCCAAGAGGCAGTATGTGGGTACTTTCAAAGTACTAGCGGGAGATGGTGCAGGGAAGATACTGTGGGCAAGACCGATTAGTCCTCAACAAGGACCTCTACCAGGATTGAGAGGTTTTGCGAACAACATAACGCTATTACATAGTATGGCCAGAGCTTGGAGAGGGGACATCGAGATCACTATTCAGTCCTCTATGAACAACAAGCAACACTGTAAGTTGCGTATGTTTAGATATATGCAACCTGCTGTCCAAGCATTAACATTTGTTCCGACGTATGCTTCCTTAGCCAACGCTCCTTCTACTCTTTTAGAGTTCAGTCAAGGTGGTATAGAACATACAGTTAAGTTGGATTATCTAGCCAGAAATGATCTAGTACAATCCACGGAAGATATCAATATGGAAGGATTAATGCATGGAATTTATTATGTGTATCTTGCTACCCCCTTGGTATCAGCTGATGGGTCTCCAGAAGAAGCTGAATTTAATGTGTATATATCATGCCCCAACGTGCAGTTATTTGGCTATACTACTAAGCGTCTTATTGCGGAGAGAAACAATGCTTTCTTCGACACCGAAGGTAGGTTCAGAGCAGAGTCTAGCTTTGCACCTAACTCAGAATCTGGTTTTAACCCTCAAATATGTAGGGACGATGCCAACTTTAAGAATGAAGGTAATGATGATACTCACAACTCTAGACTTGTAAGAATAAGCGATATGCGACAACTAGTTAGAAGAATGTACACAACGTATCCATGGACAGGATATATAGTAGGACCGAATGCCAAGTCAGCTATATCATTACCTTTAGGCCCATTCGTGGGACACGGTTCGACCGAGACTAGGAGAGAACAAGTTACGTCACCAATTAGGCTAATCGGAGGCATGTATTATGGCAAGAATGTAGGATTTAAAATTAGACTGGAAGTTCGTTTACCGGCGCTCTATGATGATCCACCATCAAAGTATTTTGCAGTGCAAGCATATTATGCACCTCAAAATAGTTACATAGCATTGAACAATTTGACTGTTAATCACGGAGGAACGTATACAAAAGCAGGTATCAATCAGGAGTCGATTTCTGGAGTTACGGTACCTATGGCAGATTCATATTACACACCATTGTTAGACTGTTCTAACGTGCAAGTTCATGATAACTATTATTTGTGCGAGTTTGTAATACCAGAGACTCATTTGTATCAGTATCTAGGAGGACCCAGCGTGTATAGATTGGATGATGAAGCCTCGGTTTCATTCATTGCAAGCGATTTATCTGTCGAGGATTTTGGTACTTTAATATTGATTTTTAATAATTATGGTACGAGCGATTTGGTTGTTAATTATACGCTTTCAGTGGGTCTCACTGATGAGTCTAGGATGGGGATAGCGGCTTTAGCTCCAGCTTTTAAATTAAACAATCCCACTGTTTATAAGGGTGGTGTCAATGGTTTGACTGAGCCCGATTTAGTTGGAACTACAGCGGCGTATTACTCCAGAGTGTAATGTAGTCTATCCGCACTGCCTGAGCCGCAAATTAGCTCCGCTGGTCACGAAAGACCCGTTGGCTTACGTTACAGCTCGGTGGTTCCGTA